TAATCAACGGAATTTGTCGAAGCGTTCCAATGCCCACCATCAATAGTACGCATACCCTCATAAGCCGGGTACTCACTACGAGGATCAAAGTTTCTCAACTGTTGTAAAGCTGGAGAATGACGTACTTTTCCTGAATCATTAGGAATTACAAGAACCGTGTCTCCATCGAAATCTGCGCCTGACAAACGAGATGCTACCTCTGCATTAATGCCAACAGCATCTTTAGCATCACCAAGAATTCTTCTTGCCCCGGCGTGCCTATTGTTTACTGTCAACTCAGGGATCTCAAATGTCCCACCATGGGGGTAACGAATCAAAGCGACACGTTCACCATTATTAAAATTTGGCGCATAGATCTGCGTATTAGGAAGAGTGTCAATAGGAAGAATTACTTGAACACGTTGTCTCGGAAGATTAGCAGCCTTCAGATGAACTGATGCAGAATCCGTACCATCAGCGAATTCCTCAAGAAGCTTCTTACGAACTGTTGGATTCGTAAGTGACATGATCTCATCAAACTCACTTTTACGTCTTTCAAAAGTAACATTCAATTGAGATCTCGCCAATTCAGGACTTTGCTTAGACAGAACCTGAGAAGCAAGAGTTCTGGACCATTCTCCCCAACGACCTTCCTCATTCACAAGATTCATCGCAGAAACAGCCCGCTCTGTACCATCAGGAAGTTTTTCGGTGATTTGTCGGTGAATGTAAGATCCAAACGGATTGTCTGGATCATCTTTTAACGGCTTCAAGGCATCTAACTTGTTTCCGGTATCAGTTTTGTTCGTATTGAAGACTAAGTCAACACCATCTGGTAGATCATCTTTGTAAAGAGCCATACCTTTGATGTAATGGTCATCTCCAACCTTAATCCGGACTTGAGCATACCTGTTACCACCCAAAGAAATGTCGTCTACGCCAGGACGGACGTAGATGACACCATCATGCTTCCCACCACCATCTTCAGCGTAGTTGATGGCCAAGCGATCAGCACTTACAGGAAGTGGATCCACAATTCCGAAATAAGAACGGCCATTATCATCTGAATGTTCAGAAAAGGTCGCAATTGAATCACGATTCTTAAATACCTCAGAAGCAGTAACTCCCGGAGGTACAAGAATCTTCATTGTGGTTTCGTTCTTGCCTGCTTGAGGAACTCTCACATACTTGATCTCATAACCTTCTTCACGAAGAGCCGCAAGAGCAACATTAAGCCTTTCTTGACTTACACCAACCCAATTCTCAGTACCAGATCCAACATCCAAGTACTTTACCTCATCTACACGACGACGGATCATATCTGTCGTTGTAGTGAGGATGGCTTGCTTTTCTTGTGTCTTCGGAGCAAGAAGTGCGCGAACCGACGACTCGTTGATCCCCATCTTCTGTCCGATAGCCACATTTGACAGACCCTTTGTTTGCAAAGTTTGAGCTCTGCTGATTTGGGCCGCCTTTTGCTCATGCTTGGCAATTGTTCTCAACTGCCGAAGCTCTGTAGTAGAAATTTCGAGGTGTTTCGCAATTTCCGTGTCACCCCATCCGAGACGACGCTTCAAATCGTCTACGAAATCAAGAAAAGTCCTACTTCTTTGTTCAGTACTCTCATTTCCACCCGAACCATACGGGTATCTACCAGAACGACGAAGGATTCCGTAATGCGCCAAGTAATCTTTTTCATCTAGAAGCACTACAATCCCCTTTCCTTCATTTCTTCGATTGCCTGATCGAACATGATGATCTTTTCCATGATTCGAGCAATACCTTCTGGATATGGATTAAATACACGAATTTCATCACTTTGGTAGATGCGAAGTTCAATTTCGATTTCATGAGGAGTCATGATGTATTCGAGACAAAACAAAGCAGCGTACACTTCAAGTTGATGTTCAGAGCCGTCAATAACTCCTGTTTTTAAATCATGTATTCGCAACATGTCTTGACGGAAACTGAGACAATCCGCATGACCGTAGCAATTTTCGGAATAGAATAAAGCTTGTTCAGTGCTCATCTTAAAGCCGATACCATCATTAACATACTGACTAATCGTCTTGCCGTCATCGGGAAGTTTAATCCCAAGACGAATAGCCTCATGAGCAAACAAGTGTAGCTCTGTACCTCTTTGCGCAGCTCTAGCTGCTGTGAACCGTTCTTCTAGACGTTCCGGTGTGTAATTAATCCAGTGATAAGCGCTGGGGCTAAGAAACGCGTGTTTGCCTTCCAGGGCAGAGTGTTCGTTGAAGCGCATATAGTACATCCTCTTCAGTAGAAGGATTAATAAACGACGCGAATGACATTTCACCTAACTGTTCTACATAGAACGCTTGGTTTGGCTGAACGTTTGAGGACGAGTCCATCTTCACTTCGAGCATGGCCCATCGATCACGATAAAGGATCAAGATATCAGGAACACCTTGACAGAAACTCGGATCATTCTTCAGTATGAAACATCCTGGGAACATCTGTTTGAGTTTCACGATGAGATTACGTTGGTATGTAGCCTCACGCATCTATTCTCCCGTATTCAAGTCGTCTGATGTGATCGGGCATGGGAGAGGTTTGCCTGCTGCAACCCACATTGACCGTTCTTCTAGACGTTGTTGGTCAACTGCCAAAGCCGCTTCCGACTTCGCAATGAGATCACCAATTTCTTCAGTGTCCGACGGTCCTATCGAGCCGTTTTCGGAAAGTGCAACCAAAGCCGTCCAACCAGCATTATCAACTCGAGCGGATGCCGATCGAACTGCCGCAGTTGCCTCACTAGACAACCCCGTGTAAAGATTGTAACAAGCATCCTGTTCATTTACTCGAACTCGATCATTGGAAATTCTCTGAAGAGTAACAGCCAACGTAATGACTGAGAGACAAAGTACAATGATGACACCTGAAAGAATGATCAATGGTGTACGAAGCTTCTTCCACCAAGGATAGATGTCATCGATAATCTTCACTTCTTGCCTCTGATGAATATCATCATTGAGAATCTGTTGAGCTTCTTCAACGGTCATCTCAAGAACTGGATCAGCCGGGCTATTTGGTTCCATCGCGGTCCTGTTCTTTCTCGAAGTTCTCAAGCCTCTGAGTGAGTTCTTCGTTTGTGGATCTGCATGTTTCCAAAGACTTATTTAATCTTTCAATCTTTGCGTCAAGACGAGTAATGTCTCGACGATGTCGCTCTTCCACCTTCGCGAGTTTCGATTCGTATTCCGCCTGAACCAATGCCAATTTTCGCTCATTAGATAGGCCTTCGCTCTGCAAACGCTCATTCAGTGTAGTAACCGTTTGAGCCATGACGGTTTGCGCTATTTCAACATTAGATACTTCGCGTTCATCTTTTTGCTTTTCCGATGCTAAATAAGTATCACTTCGAATCTTATGCCAAGCGACAATATTAGCTGTCAATGTGCCGACTAGCGTAAACATGGCAAGAATGATTGCTAAAGTAGTACCTCCGTCTGCAGCAAGCATTGTGTTACCGCCTCCTTATTGGTTATCTTTCGTGGAATCTTCTTCTGGTTTGTCTGGAATATGTTCAATACCTAAAAAGGTAGACATCCATTTCACAATAAATCCCCCGACAGTCAATCCAACGCCGATTATCGCACCGCATACAAACGCAATAGTTTCACGATCCATTACCTTCTCCAGTTTTGCGTGTCTCCAAGATAACCCGCTGAACTAAATAGAGAATACATGACGCCGTAGAAAAAGTCAGATACATTAAACCAAGTCTGATTCGACTAGGAAACTTCACCTCAACCGCTGTCAGAACTTCAATAGTATTCGCATACCACATACATGTAGACAACAGCGCCGCATAAGCATGCCGTATTCTTAGTTTTCTTGTGAAGAATGCTCTGTCAGCCATGAGAAACGCTACGAAACCAGCACTGAGTGAAATCGCCCACTGAAAGATTCCTTTTTCAAACGAAACCTTGATAAGAAGAACATTAGCTGTCGCAGCCATACAAAGAATCGCCGAGAAGATCCTGCCAAGAACATCTACCGGAAGCATTGGATCAGTCCACTTCCATTGGGTGTGCACACTCGACACGATCACCTCACTTTCAAACAAAAAGGGGCAGTTATCTTACTCCCTCCTATTATAGGCCTTGTTATTACCACTACCTTATACTACCCCTAAATCCCATTCCATGTCGGCCAAACGATAGATACACCCTGTAGGGTAAACAGCTCTCCCACTGATTGCTGACCTGATAACATCATCCCATAGCACTCCATCGTCCAACCCTGCTTCGATGGAATTCTCGTAGACGACCCCTGTATGCACATTCTCAACTCGAGCTTGACGTATCTCAATCCTTGGCTCCTCATGAAACTGCCTCATGTACTTCCATGCGTACCATCTTGGACGCCATGCCAAATTCAGATAATGCAGATTAGTCTGATCACCATCCAAACAGATCGGAGTGTCACTGTCGAATGAGCGGTCTACGAACGCATCAGCCACCAGAACCTTGACCGACTGACTGTGTGAAGCTCCGTCACGTCTCAGGTTTACCCTCACAGCCCCTCCAGTGACCCGTGAGAGCTCCATAAGCGTATCTCGGGTAATACTGTACACTCGGCCCCAATCTGAAACCCTGTAGGCTCTAAACTCGGGTATGTCGGCCCATCTTTCTGTTTCTTCGTCCATTTCACCTCTTTTCACGTTCTGCCCACTTTTGAACAAAGTAGGGGTATTTCAATTTATATGTAAAAAACTCACCCTTTATACACTTTTACCCCCAAAATCGTGTATAATACCCCTTTTTCAAAACCATTACAATGGGTGTTTTTAGTGAGATTTGTCCCGATATTTGGCCACGAAATTACCGACTTTTAGTATAATCCTAAGGGATTTCCAAATCTTTTTCATTAAAGTTTCGTTTATGGCCAAGTGCCTTCCGAATGGCCAAATCTATCGGAGCGAAACTGACCAAGATATAATAGTACAAATCGGTGAATTTCGTATCCAAACGGTCGATTCTACCCTGACATTGCATGAAGTTTTTGTACGAATACGTCAAACTGTACATCACCAAGGCGTCCGTAGACGTGCATTCCCACGCCTCACTTCCGGCCACATATTGAACCAAATACACCCACCGATCCGTATCCGGGATGGGCTGTTTTCTATGGCCATTCCACTCCCCAAGTTCGACCTCGTCCGCCAACGTCCGGAGAATCTCCAACTCGAAATTGAAGTTGTAGAAGATGATCAAACGGGGGTGGCTCTTCATCAATGTGCGCACCATGTCCAGACGACTGGGGTCTGAATTGGCGATCCTCCGCATCACTCTAAAGAGCTCACCCACATCTTTGATTGGTCGGTCTTCATAGGGGTTCCACCGGTCCTTGACAGCCCTACCCCATAGGTTGTGGTCGTAGCCCACGTCCATGTAATTGAGGTGTCTGTTGGTGTGGCGAATGTATGGCATCTCGACCAGTATCGCATTCTTCAGACGATACAGCTTATCCTCCGCTAGGTATCTTACGACCTTTGGGAATTTGATGTACGGCGCGTAGACGACATGCTGTGCCTTGAAGTCGGTTAGATTCCTGTACCACCCATTGGCGATGAAGACGGGGGCGTAGTCAAGCCAAGAGTCACCTGGTGTCGCGCTAAGCAAGATCCAACGATTGTTCTTAGCGATTTTAATGAATGATTTAACCCAAATCCCAGAACCAACCAGACGTTGTTCGTCAAATACGAAGAAGACATCTCTGTGATCGACATACTTACTAATGTTGTTCCAGGAGTCAATGGTAATTGTGCCGTAAACTGAGCAATCTCTTCCAGGGCCGATTCCAAATCTTGCAGCTTCTCTCTGCCAATCGAGACTGTCACGCTTTTTAGCTGTGGTGATGACAATGACATCTTTCGGTGCCTCCTCTTGTACGTAATACCCAAGGGCAGTAGCCGTTTTGCCACTGCCCACTCCTCCGTAGAGGATCCTTCCGTTGCCGAGTTGAGCAATGGCGTCCTTCTGATGCTGCATGAGTTCCATCACTCACCTCCTTCTATCTACTTAAAGCTGATGCAACCGCAGTTCTCCTGCATACATATTCCGTCATTACCAACGTGCCTTTCACGCCAATGCCCACAGTTGCAGAAAGGCTTTTGCTGTGCTTCTGGTTCCTTCGGTTTGAACTCAGAGCATCTGCAGTAGTACGAACCAACTTCCATGAAGCACTCGAGCGCACTTTCTCCGGCGTTCCACCGATGAATGCTTTGCCTGTGGTTACACGTACACACAGG